CTTGTCACGTAGTAAAATAATAGTAACAGGAGATGATCGTGCATCAGCAGTATCCGATGTAAAACTTGCATCAAATATAGTATTTAGAGAAAGACCTGATGTAGTAAAAAAATCAAGCTCGACTGCTATTACAGTAGGTATATCATTTAGTGATGGAAAAGAAGCCTGTATGAATTTAATTAAAGGAAAAACTAAAGTAGTCTATATAGATAATGCAGACTTTAGCCTTGCTACTCTACTGGCCGAAGATGAAAGTATGCAAGAGAGAGTAAAAGATGTAATATATATTGCCGGCGATTCAATAATCAGGTACTGGAAAGGAGAAAGTTTTGATCAGGAATTCTTAGACTTTTGTGAAAGGTAAAAGAGTCAGAGTAATTACCAGTAAAATAGTAATATAAATAAGGAGGGTTTCGACTCTCCTTTCCTATTTATTAGAGAAAATAGACCGTACCGTAGAAAAAGGGTTTATGAAAATTCCAAGATATTTATAATAAATTAAAATCTAATAAAACAAAACATGGCAGAATCAATTATTTCTCCAGGAGTGTTAACAAGAGAAAATGATATTTCTTTTGTACAACCAGCCCCAATCGCAGCTGGAGCAGCATTCGTTGGACCAACAGTAAAAGGACCAGATAATCAGCCTACAATCGTTACTTCATATGGTGATTATGTAAGAAAATTTGGAGAAACATTTACTTCAGGTTCTTCAAACTATGAATTCTTAACTTCTGTAGCGGTAAAAAACTATTTTTCTCAAGGAGGAAATACAGCTTTAATAACAAGAGTTGTATCAGGATCCTATACAGCAGCAACTAACACATTTGTTTCAGCTTCAGCTAAAGGAAGTACACAGCCTTTCACCTTAGTTACTTTAGGAAAAGGAGCAATGTATAACAATGCAGCAGGACAGTTAAGTGCTATATCAGGAGGAGCTTCTTATATTAATACAGACGGATCTTTAGTATCTGGATCTGCAGACAATTTAAGATGGGAAATACAAAATGTTAATAACGCACAAGGAACATTCTCATTACTTGTAAGACAGGGTAACGATAATACAAACAACCCAGTAATTTTAGAGACATTTAATAATCTATCTTTAGATCCAAATTCTCCAAATTACATTGAAGCAGTAATCGGTAACCAGTTTAAAACAGTAGGTACAGACGGTACAACATCTTACATCTATTCACAAGGAACATTCCCTAACAGATCAAACTACGTTAGAGTAAATGGAGTAAATTTAACTACACCTAATTACTTATCTAATAATGGAATTTCTGTAAATGTAGATGCAAGTAACATTTCTTACTCAGCTTCATTACCTACATCAGGTTCAGGTTCATTCTACGATGCAGAAGGAGCAGTTAAGACAGGAGCTGCATATTTTGCAAGCTTAGGAACAAGTACAACAAACGCACAAGGACTTGTAGGGGATAACTACACAACAGCACTTTCACTTTTAGCAAATACAGACGAGTATAGATTTAACATTATATCTACACCAGGTCTTATAAGTAAAGGAAGTCAAGCACAGGGACCAACTTTCAATGCTGGACAAGTTATAAGCCAAGTAATATCTTTAGCAGAAAATAGAGGAGATTGTATCGCAGTAGTAGACTTAGTTCCAACAGGATCAATAATTACAGATGTAACATCTCAAGCAGCTACAATTAACAGTTCATACGCAGCAACATACTGGCCTTGGGTACAGATCCAATCAGCTACAGGTAAAAATGAATATGTACCAGCAGGAACAGTAATACCAGGAGTATATGCATTTACAGATAATGCTTCAGCACCATGGTTTGCACCAGCAGGACTTGTAAGAGGAGGATTAGCAGGAGTTATCCAAACAGAAAGAAAATTAACAAAAGGAGATAGAGATACACTTTACTTAGGAAAAGTTAACCCAATTGCTACATTCCCAGGAACAGGTATATCAGTATTCGGACAGAAAACTTTACAAACAAAAGCTTCAGCTTTAGATAGAGTAAACGTTAGACGTTTATTAATAGAACTTAAGAAGTTCATTGGTGACCAAGCAAGAAACTTAGTATTCGAACAAAATACTATTGCAACTAGAAATAGATTCTTAGCGACGGTAAATCCTTATCTAGAATCAGTAGTACAAAGACAAGGTCTTTATGCATACAGAGTAGTAATGGATGATACAAACAACACAGCAGATGTTGTAGATAGAAATCAATTGGTAGGTCAAATATTTATTCAACCAACTAAAACAATTGAATTTGTAGTATTAGACTTTACAGTTGAACCAACAGGAGCAACTTTTGCATAAGAATCTAAACAAAGGATATTTATAATTAAATAAGAAAAATAAAATGGCAGTATTAGATCCAAACGAAATAATGTTTAGAGCTTTTGAACCGATGGTTCAGCACAGGTTCGTAATGTATATAGACAACATTCCAGCATTCATGGTTAAGAATGTTAAAGCACCTAACTTCACAGATTCAGAAATTAAACTTGATCACATCAACTCTTACAGAAAAATAAGAGGAAAAAGAAACTGGGAGAATATGGATATGACTTTATACTCACCAATCACACCTTCAGGAGCACAAGCAGTAATGGAGTGGGCTCGTCTAGGATATGAGTCAGTAACTGGTAGAGCTGGTTACTCAGATTTCTACAAAAAAGACTTAACTCTTAACATCTTAGGTCCTGTAGGGGATATCGTAGGAGAATGGATTATAAAAGGAGCTTTCTTAACAAAAGGTGACTTTGGTCAATTTGACTGGACTTCTGCAGATGGAGTTGTAGAGATAGGAATTACAGTAGCAATGGATTATTGTGTATTAAATTACTAATAAAATTCAAATAAAAATTAACAAGCCTGGCAATCGTCAGGCTTTGTTGTTTTAAAAAAGTTTTATTCGTATATTTATATATAGAACTAGTTACTAACAAATAAAATTTATGGAACAAAAGCAAAAATTTCCTACCGAAATGGTAGATCTTCCTTCAAAAGGGGTATTGTACCCAAAAGATTCCCCACTAGCATCAGGTCAAGTTGAAATGAAATACATGACAGCTCGTGAGGAGGATATCTTAACAAATCAGAATTATATTCAAAATGGAACAGTAGTAGATAAATTACTACAGTCTTTAATTGTAACTCCAATTAACTATGGAGATCTTTTAGTAGGAGATAAGAATGCAATTTTAATTGCTTCTCGTATTTTAGGATACGGAAAAGATTATGAATTTGAATATCAAGGAGTAAAGCAAGTTGTAGACTTATCTGAAGTAAAGCATAAAGAAATGGACGAAGCTTTATTCAAAGCAGGAGAGAATAAGTTTACTTACAAAATGCCTTCTACAGGTACATTAATTACTTTTAAACTTCTTACTCATGCAGATGAATTAGTAATTGACCAGGAAGTAAAAGGATTAAAAAGACTAAACAAAGACTCTTCAGCAGAATTATCAACAAGATTAAAAAAATTAATAACTTCAGTAGAAGGAGATACTACTCCATCAACTATTAGAGATTTTGTAGACAACTATTTACTTGCAAGAGATTCTAGAGCATTTAGAGAATACCTTAAATCAGTACAACCAGATGTTGATTTAAAGTTCTATCCAGAGAACGGACCAGACGGAGGGGTCGATATTCCAATTGGAGTTACCTTTCTTTGGCCTGACGCCGGAGTATAGAGCCTCGCTCTTCTCACAGCTTCATGATATAGTATTTCACGGTAAAGGAGGATATTCCTTTGGAGAGATATACGAATTTCCAATTTGGCTAAGAAGATATGTACATAGGAGTATGATTGAATTTTATGAAAATCAAAACAAGCAAGCACAGAAGTCCCAAGGACAGCAATCACTTCTACAAGACGGAAAAATAAAAGCACCTGATTACAGTACTAAAGCCCGTAGATAATATGGGCTTTAGCTATTTATAATAAAACTACTTTACAAAGAATGGCTAATCCACAGCAATCGTTAGATCAAATAAAAGCACAGATTGAAAGCTTGAAACAGCAGTTAGGTAAGACTGGACTAGATGTGGTAAACATCACAGACTTAACTACCGCGCAAACACTTCTAAGAGGCCTTCAAGACGAAGCAGCTGATTTAGCTACATCTTTCGGGGATATGGCTAGTACACTTGCTAATATTGTAGGTGAACTAAGTAAGAGTGATACTGCAACAAAAAGTGCAACAAAAGCATATAAAGGATTAGTTAGTATTGCACAAAAAATGCAATATGAAGAACAGGGTATATACGCCTATAACGTAAAGCAATTAGACAATTTACACTCACAAGCTAAAGCACAATTAATAAATTTACAAACCTCGATAAGCAGACTAACACCAGCTGAACAAGCAACTGCAGAAGGACAGGCACTCCTAAAAGCTCTACAAGACCAATATGCAATAGAGAATGATCTTATAAAGGCAATAGAAAAGCGATTAATCTTAGAGAAAAAAGTAGAAAAAACTTTTGGAGCAACAGGAGCTTTAATTGAGGGAAGTAGTAAACTTCTCTCTACAATGGGCTTTGGACATTTATCCACAGAGTTATCAGAGTTAGGGGATAAGCTAAAAGCTGAACTTAGAGATGAGTTAGAAAAATCAGGAGACGAAGCAAACAAGCTAGCACTGAGTTTTAAATATATGGGGAAAGGTCTGGCAGGTTCTGCTAAGATTTTTGCAGACGGATTAACTGATCCGTTATTTATTGTAGGTAAAGTACTTGACACATATCTTGAAATAAATAAAGCATCTGTAGACTTACAGAGACTTACAGGACAAAATGCAGTTAAGTTTGAGAATATAGGAGCAAATGCTGCTACGTTAAAAGACACTTTAGAAACAATGTCAGAGCTTACCTTACGAACTGGTAAGAATGCTCAAAATATTTTTTCAAGTAAAGTAATAGGACAAGCAGCTGCTCTTAAAACTACAATGGGATTAACAGCTGAAGAAGCTGGAGGTATTGCAATAATGTCTCAAACCTCAGGCAAAGCTGTAGACGATATAACAGATTCAGTTGTAGCTACAACAAGTGCTTTTAATGGTGCAAATAGATCAGCAGTATCTCAAGGACAGGTACTTAGAGATGTAGCAAATACAGCAGATTCAATAAAACTTTCATTAGGAAATAACGATGTAGCAATTGCAAAAGCTGCTTCAGCTGCTCGTAGATTAGGAATGGACCTTGGAAGAGTTGATGAAATTGCAGGATCTTTAATGAACTTTGAAGATTCTATTGGTAAAGAGTTAGAAGCAGAGTTATTAATAGGTAAAGAACTTAATCTAGAAAAAGCAAGAGAACTTGCCTTAAATAATGATCTAGCAGGATTATCAGAGGAATTATTTAAAAACTCATCCGATATAGCTGAATTTGGAAAAATGAACCGAATCCAGCAAGAATCCTATGCAGCAGCATTAGGAATGACAAAAGATGAGCTTGCAAAAATAGCATATCAAAAAGCTCTTGATAATAACATGACTGAAGAGCAAGCAGCCAAAGCAG